GGTGGTATAAACATCATTAAACGCAGCTCTTATCGGTTGCTCCTGTACCGATTCCAAGGCCCCATACTGTAAATCAGAGGTATTCTGTGAGTGCTGGACTGCCTGAAATACTGGTGCCATTTGTTCATGCAGGGCTTTGCGTATCCGTTGTTCCCCATAGCCAACATATCCTTGCCTTGCAACTTCAAAACGTTTCCATGTCAGTGTTTTATGATCATCTTCCCATTGATTGATACACACAGCCACTCGTTGATCGTTCTCAGGATATTCGGCTGTCATTGTCGGATTCTGGACACACCGAGCAATAAACTCCTGCCGGGATTCCCCGCTATGTGGTGTCGGAAGAGGCATGGCGCGCTCCTAAATAAATGCGTGTTCCATCCGTTTCATACTGTTCAATGACAAAATCGCGGTCAAGCACGAGATCAATATACTGATGATTAAACATATGCTTTGGACGGGTCAACGACAAATCAGCAATAATCACCATGCGACTACAGAGCGCGAGCAAATCCATCCACGGGTCTATATCCTCTTTCGGAATATGCTGCAGCACCTTCACGGCAATGCCGATATCATGTTCAGGAAATGATTCTACAACTTTTTCAGGGGAAGGAAGTATCACATGATGGTAGTTGAGATGGCATTCAGTCGCCCGTTGAGCTGCGTCTTCTTGATACGTATCCACAAAATCCACGCCAGTGACCTCACCACTGTACATATAGGCAGGGAAACAGCGCCCTTTCCCCGGCCCAATCTCCAGAATGCGATCCGCTGGTAAAAGTGCTGAATGCAGCCACGCCCATTCTTTCCACGACAGCCATTCGTGTCTATTCGGATCTTTCCGTTCTGTCCAGTATGTGTTCGGGTTATACAATCCAGCACTCCGCAGTGTTACGGACTTTCCGAATCAGGGCGGCATACGTCTCTTCAATCATGGCGAGCTCCTGTGCGGTGACATCGCTGTATGTTGTCGTTCGTTCCTGCCACACAGGCCAAGAAATATCTCGACGGCAATGTTCTTCAATGTGCATGGCAAAATGCGGGATCGCCTCATATTTGAGACACAAGGTGTTCTTTTCCTGTGTCCATGTATCAAAGAGCCGCTCATACCCGAGAATATCATGCTCGAATATATCTGCTTCTGGTGGCCACTTTGCCCCACAGTTATAAAAATGATTCGCTTCATACCGATGCAACTTCGTGCTGATGACCGACAGCACCGGATCACCAAAGAGAAAGAGCTTTTTATCATGACCCGTACAATCAAAGTGATCCGCAGGGCGATGCGTTTTATAAATCCCATATTTCGCAATGTCTGGCGGTGTCGTACTCCCCGGCCCTAATCCCGCAATGGCGCGGGCCACATACGTACTCCCTGAGCGTGGAATGGAGGCAATATAAATCATAACGGTTCCATACCAATATCGTTATATGGGCTTGTTCGGTTGACCGCCCACAAACTATCTTTCAACGCCACTTCCCTGTATGGCTGGATGCCTTTGAGCGGCAGACAATACCGAGGAATGTCATGATCATGTAAGTATCGGGAGATCACCATATCATCAACCGTGTTCAGTTGCGGCTGTGCATACGCCAGCAATTCTTTCACATCAAACCAGGATCTTTCGTAATACGCGCCCCAAGTACCTGTCACAATATCAATCTGTTTGACTGTATCAATTTGGTGGCTCTGATACATCGTGCACTTCGCATATTGTTGAGCATCTTTGACTTTCCCTCGAAAGCACAAACAACTGTCTGGGTACAGACTCCGATAACTCTTAATTGTACTCACAAATTCCGGCGGATAGAACACATCATCATCGACGGTAATAATCTCCTGCGAAATATTCAATTCTAATGGCTGGAGCAGTTTTTCAAGGCTCCCTCTATCATTGCGAATCACCTGAAATGTGATATCAGGATACTGTGCCGTCCAGGCCGGAAGCCCCGTAAACGCATCGCCGGTGCGCTCGCAATATCCGGCGATAGACAGCAAAATCGGGGCTTGCCCGTACAATCGCTGCACAACAGGTTCGATGTGCGGCAATCGAGACGGGATAGTGGAAAGGGAGATAATCATTTCTTTTCCATCTCTTGCAGGATCTTGTGCTGATAAGCTTGGCGGTGTTCTGGGCAGAGTTTTTCAACAATTTTCACAGTGTCCCCGTCTTTCAACGGCTCATTCCCTGGTAACCAAGTCGCTCCATCCTTAGGACAGCGATAGAGAATTTTCATATAATCCCCCGAATGGTTTCACTGTTATCATGGAGATAGACACGGGTTTGCCGGTGCGCAAAGGCATCAATCCATGACCCAATATCTAAGATATGCAACGGTAATTCCAGCCGCCAGAGGACACCGGCGAGGACGCGTCCGAGTTGACCGGCGGCTAAAATAACGACTTCAGGCAAGACGCCATTGCCAAACGCGCTTTGAATCAGCCTCAGTATTTCATCTTTCGCTTCATAAGCGGTTCGCATTGGCGTCGGAATATAGTAATCTATTGAACCGAAGATTTCTGTCATGGGCGTATAGGCATTGCCGCCAATGAACGCCGTTCGTTTTGGCACGATAAATTCCTGGAGAAACTGATGCATCTCTTCTTGATGAAAAAGGGCATAATAGCTAAAGACCGTCGGGTTGTAAAATATGGTATTCTCCGGCACAAAGTCTCGCAAGTATTGCGCACAAATGCGATTCGGCAAGCCCATTAATAACCCCGGCTCCATGTATTCTTCAACAGCATACGGGACCGCAGCAGCCCGGAGATAATTCGGATGATGAATCTGCAAACTCAAGCGGAGATCATGTTGAATCGCAGAGGAAACCGCCGTTTGATTGTTGCCGATTTTTTGCCCAGGATAGAGAGGAGAGCCGCTCATCCCCTTGCCTGCAATATGATAAATATCATTATCGCCAAATCGAACAAGACAAACGCGATCTTCCGTTCGCAGTTTCTGCTGTAAGGTCTTCATCGTTTCCTGTGTCGTACACGCCTTAATGGGGAGCCTCCTTAATCACCCAACGGTTGATATCCATTTTCTGGTCCATACCATATCGCCAGAAACTAGAATCTCTCCGATCGGTAAAAATATACGTGACTTCTTCGGGGTGTTTCACCGTGCCTGGTGTGGCTCGCTCTAAAATCGGGAACATCAAAGCCACATCGGTGGCCGTTTCTATCCATTTGCCATCCTTAATGAAGTGATCTTTGGTGATGCCTCCGTTGATGGCGACCGAGCGTCACTTCTGCCCCATCAGCATAGTAGCTATCAAGAATCTGTAAAACGTTTTGGTGCGGAAGCCAATCATCCATATCCAATAACACAATCACATCCTCCGGCTGAAAACGATTTTGGAGCAGTTGCCACCGAGCATACGCAGCCCCCTTATTTTTTGAACTGTAGCTATACTGCACCCCGTGTCGCCGATGAAACCGTTGACAAATCCGATGGGTATTGTCTGTAGATCCATCGTTGTACACATACACCTGTTTATCGCCAATTTGGTTCACCGCCGACCGCAGGCATTGTTCCGCCCATTGCCCGCAATTCCAGCCATTAATGAGAATCCGATACACCATTCCCCCCGTATTCTTTTACGCCAAGCCGTTGCAGTCGTTTATCAGCCTCTTCAAAATCTAGCTGGGTATTCATCGGCATGAGTCCCGCCGGAATCAGGAATTGATCCATCAGCGGATCGTCCGATTCATCGTATCCCATTGCTGAACGCTTTTCATTCCCGGTCACCCACCAGGCACTGGTTAAGTGATCCACCAGCTTATCCAGATCCTCTTGCAACTCAGGTATCGCCTGAATGTCATAATCAAAATAGAGGTTTTCGCCAAAGCCGGGAATCCACCACCGATTCAATTCATCTCTGAGCATATTGAGCTCTGGAAGCACCACATTCAACATCAAGGCCTTGCGCGCATCCTGTTGATTGTTGTAGGTCTTATTCTCCGGATCGTTGAGGAGCTGGCTTTGCACCCCGTAGATATTACAGATATGCCGGAGGTCGGCTTGTTCCATTTCCAAAATCTGGAGATCCACCGCATTCAACCCCATCTCTGTCCATTTCACATCCGAAGCCGTCACCACCCATTTTCCGTAGTTGTATGAGCCGCCATATTTTTCTTCGAGCTTCTCTTGAATCCGGGTGGCATTCTCGACGCCTTGTTCTTTTGCAACTTCATCCAGCATCGACAAAATCCCAATCGCCCCGGAATGCTGTAACAGTTTCGCCGTTCAAGTGGAGGATCTCATCCACATCAAACCGCTCACTATCTGTCTCACTGGCGAGCTGTAATTTATAACCTTGTATCGGCTCAATCCGTCCGCCAGGAATAATCTGCATATACTGGGCTGGAAGCGGCCAGAGTTCATGAAATTGCCCAGCATTCTCACCAGTAGTTGGCCCCACCCCATGCACGTAACTATTGCCAGCGAGGAGCTTAAACCCAAGCACTTGTTCCAAAAATTCCGCTTGCCCCTGCAAGGTATTTGGACGATCCCACGTCTGATAAATCCGATGCGAATCATCTGTAATTTCTTCCAGGGCTTTCGACCGATATTGTAATGCGGTGGAGTGTTTTCGCGTCACCTCCTGCGGGTGAAAAGACTTATACCGTCGGAGCGCTTTTTCATCTTTCACTTCAGATAAGACCCACGGCACACGAACCGCCGCTTTCGTAATGAGATTAATCACGGAATACACATAAGAGTTATACAAATACCCCTTCTCGATATACTCCTCGGTGCGATTATCGAGAAAGGTGACGGAATTGCCGACATACCGCAAAAGGGCATTATTTGCCGACGTTCCTATCGCCTTTTGCATACGGGCAGCGGTTTTAATAAATTGGATTGGATGCTTCAAAATATACGGTAGTTGCATTAGACCACCCAGAATTGTTTGGTGGATTGAAGGCGAGGAGCCGCTACTGCCTGAATAAAGGCATCACCATCATCAGTAGAGCGTCCAATCCGTTCTTTGATTTTCACTTTCGGTTCCACACGAATCACTTTTTCGCGTTCTATACTGTATTTCGGGGCTGTTAAATCCTCCAGGAGCTGCGGATAATCACTGATATTGGTCAGACACAATACCCCTGTTCGCAGTTGCTCCCGCACATACCACCACATTTGTGACCGGAGATCCGCAAACTGATATTTCGATTGTCGCTGGATATCATCTTCAATCGGTTTCCCTCCGGCAATAAATTCCCGACAGGTCAATCCAGTATCTTTCAGGTTATCATACACCCCAGCCCCCACGCCAATCGTGTCAATAATAGTATTTTCCGGCTCAATGAGATGTTGCTGCATATACTGTTGGGCTTTCTTGGCGGTTTGGGCGATATCCTGATGGGTATATCGCTTCAATTCCATGAGGAGATTCCCATGTAACCGACAAAACACCGTACTATCATCACCATACCGAGCCACATCAATCCCTAATTTCCGAGGGCCTGCCTGCGGTTGTGTCTGCTGACACTGCTCAATCCACTCATACGCAATCAATTGATCCGGCTCATCGTCTACTAACGCCTGAATAAAGGCATAATCTTCTGGTAAGTCTCCTGATTTCCACGGCAGATAAAAAAGCGAACGCAACCAGTTCTTTTTCGGGTTGAAGGTGACTAACATCTTCCGGGGAATCCCATAGTGATCGTTATTCTGCCGACCAATCCGACTTTTGAGCGTATCAAACGCCCCGAAGTGGACTTCCCCCGCTTCTTCAATCCAGCCGCCGGTATATTCCTCACTCCCGAAACGTTCATACAGTGGATCACTGGGGATGTATTTGAGTTCAATCAAATCAATGCGACTTCCATTGGTAAATTGCAGTAGATGGTCTTGTCCGTTAAAACGCCAATATGCCTGCGGGACAGTATATGCTGTAAAGACTTTAAAAAAGGTTTGCAAGGTCGAGCGCCGGAGCCGCTTGAGTTCCTCGCGCCCCACAAACCACCGTGTTTCCGGATATTCCAAACACATCGACAGGAGCCAAAAACAGCCCAGCCAGGATTTCCCTCCAGCCTGTCCCTGCTTATGGCTGAGTTTGACCGTTTGATTCATGCTGGATCTTCACGGTGAATCCCGTGAGTGATTCGCCTTTGGAGGTATGGTCAATTTCTTGGCGGTCTGTCCACCCAAAGTTTTTCAAGGCGAAGATCGCCCCGGTCCCGCGATTACCCATGAGCGCTTCTTCATAAAACTGTTCAATCCGCAACCGCGCTCTTTTTATGGTGTAAGAGAACTCCTCTCGTTTTTCGTAGTCATAAAAGCTTTGGCGGGATGCAAAACCGAGGGCATAACACAATCCCGTAATAGTAGGATTCTTCTCAACACCAATGAGGCTATCAAAATAGGCATCAATAGCCTCTTGGAGTTGTTCCGGTGTGTCAAAATATGGAGGTTGACCTTCAGACATACGGCCTCAACAGTTTTTTCTAAACTACAGCAGGCGGGAAAAGAAAGCAAGGACTTATTTTACAGCGAGAGTGCTAATTGACTCACAGTTTTTGGCTTGTTTGTAGGTCTACTTCGCTGACTTGCTAATTTCTTCCGCATTTCTGCATAGCGTTCTTCAATCGAACCGGGATATTGTTCATAATCAGTGACGCCTTTAGCATTCACCACTCCCGGGAAGTGCTTGTTGAATAAGCGAGCGTACGCCGTTGCGGCTTCGGCATGGAGAGGCGCCACCAGGGACATTTCCTTAAAAGCAATAAGGAGTTCTGCATCGGTACCAAGATTCAGATCGTCTCCATCCACGATGCGCTGGACAAGCTCTTCAGCGTAAATGCGATAGAGTTTTAGCGGGGCGCTTGAGAGATACCGTGATGGTCGTAACACGGAGAAACTATTATGGATCACATCACGGTGTTCCGGATATTTCGCTTGAAATTCGTCAAGGACATCTTCAGCAATTTCCATCATGCGGAAAACGGTGCCAATATGACTGTTTTGAATTTCATGTAAAATGTCATCAATTGCTTTCATGCTCGCATCTCCTCAATTTTGCTCTTCAACATTTG